ATTATTCCAGCATCAGCATTTACTTCGCAGGCAGCCCCAGTAGTAAAAACAATAGGTCCTCCGAGAAATTTAACAATAAGTAGTGGAGAAACATCAACAGTTTTAAGTTGGGAGGCACCAGACACTGGAAACACTCAACCAGAAAGATATGCAATTAGTTTTAATTGTACTGGGTGCAATGGTTGGGGAATTGCTACTGGAAATGTTGGCGGACCAAATTCTTTAAATACAACAATCACAATTAGTCATTCTTTGTTAGATGGTCTTATGCCAGCAGGAACAGTATGGTCGTTTCATATTAGATCAGATAACGATACTTTCGCCCTCTACTCTGCAAATTCAAATGTTGTTACTGGTTCTACATATGTGGCCCCTGCTCCAGAACCTACACCTACACCCGAAACAACAACTGTAACAACACCCAGCGAAACTACAACGGTTACAACTCCTACAGAAACAACAACCGTAACAACGCCTTCGCCTAGCGAAACATCAACAGTGACAGTACCAACTGGACCAACTGAAGCAGAAATTGCAGCACAAGTAGCAGCACAAGCACTTGCACAGCAAGCAGAAGCAGCAAGAATTCAAGCAGAAACAGCAGCATTGATTGCAGCTCAGGCAGCAGCAGCCCAAGCAGAGGCTGAAAGAATTGCTGCAGAAGAAGCAGCCAGAGAAGCAGCTAGAATTAAAGCAGAAGCAGAGGCCCAAGCGGAGGCTGATCGTATAGAGGCAGAGATTGAAGCAGCAAGAATTCAAGCAGAGATAGAAGCTCAAGAAGAAGCAGATCGCATTGCAGCAGAAGTTAAAGCAGCAGAAGAAAAAGCAGAAGCAGAAGCAAAAGCAGAGGCTGAACGCATAGAAGCAGAGCGGATAGCAGAAGAAGAAAGAATTGCAAAAGAAGCAGAGGCTGAGGCTGATCGTATAGCAGCAGAAGAAGAAGCCATTGCAGAAGCAAAGGCAAAGGCAGAGGCTGAAGCCCTTGCAGAAGAAAAAAGAATTGCTGAAGAAGCAGAGGCAAAAGAATTAGAAGAGGCATTGGCTGAAGAAGAAGCAGAACAAGAAGAGTTAAAAGAAATTCTTGAAGATGCAAAAGATGGTAAAGAATTAACTGAAGAGCAAAAAGAAGTTGTGGTGGCAGCACTAATAGAAGACCTTAAGCCAGGAGAATCTATTTCTGCAGCACAAGTTCAGGCATCTGGAGTGTCTTATGCAGACCTTCCACCAGAGACCCCTATTGAAGTTAGAACATCAGAGTCTGGCGAGGTGCTTATTATTACTGCAGAGGTAGCAGCAAATGTAGAATTGGTTCAAGACCCAGGAGCATTGCTAGAAGCAGTATTTACTGATCCAGGAGCAGCGTTGGCAGCGTTTGGAAGTATTGGTGCAGACATGACTGAAGGCGAAAGAGAAGAAGCAACAGATATGGTTATAGCAACAGTTGTGGCAGCAGGAGCAGCAATTAACGCTGCAGCCGTTGCTACAGGTGGAGCAACGGGTGGAAGCACAGGTGGAGGAAGTTCTGGTGGAGGCTCAGGTAGCAATTCACCAGGTTCAAGAGGAGGAAGAAAATGGTAAGAATACTAAAAAATATAATCAAAGACCTAATTGATCAGGCGTGGACTCTTCTTGGAATGTTCATTGCTTGGGTGGTTTTAGATGGTAGTGCAAAAACAATAGTTGGCTATGGAATCATAGCAACTACAGCACTATGGATATTGACTAGTCCTGCTAGAAATAAAGAAGAGTAGTATAATACAGATTATGAAAAAAATATTATCTATCGTATCTGCTGGAGTGCTTTCTGTAGCCCTAACTTCATGCGGTATGCTAGAAAATAGATATCGTTATGAGTGCCATGACCCAGCTAACTGGTATAATAAAGAGTGTAATCCACCAATCTGCTTAGCAGATGGATTATGCAGCAAAGACATACTTGGTTTTGATCCTTTGGAGGGTGGCGTAAATGAGTAAAAAAAGATATACATCAGATGAACTAGATGCACGATTAAAGTTTTTCCTTGGCATGACACTAGGCACAATTTTGTTGTTTACAACTATGGGTATTTTATATGCCCTTGTTTTTGTGACTCAACCAATAGGAGAACAATCAGAAAATGATAAAATGTTTTTTAATGTTTTGTCATCTGTAGCAACATTTATTACTGGCACACTTGCTGGTATTTTGATTGGCAAAAATGGCGGAAGCTCAGAAGTTACACAAAATACTGAGTCATATGAACAACAGTCTATTCAGACATCTGCGCCTACTGTAACACAAGCAGTAGATGAGCTTGATGATCTTGATGATTTTATTGACTAAATTATACATTGCTTGACACTATATTGGGTAGCTGGTATACTTAAATATACGCATCTAAAGGGGTTTATGCATGACTTGTATCGCTGTGGTAAAACATGAAGATAAAATCTACATGGCTGGAGATCGTGGTGCCTCAGATGATGGAACTATTCTTGCTTTAGATGCCCCAAAAGTTTGGAAGATAGGGCCATACCTTATTGGGTATGCTGGATCAATGGACGGAGAAAGAATCCGTTATAACTTTAAACCAACACCTCCAAACATTAAAGATACTGATAAGTTTATGCAAACTAGATTTATTAAAGAGCTTCGTGAATTCTATAATGAGTTCTGGGTTGATACATCTAAAGATGGAGATCTTGGTTTAATAGTTTGTGTTCGTGGTGAGATATATGAGCATAGTTCTGCTGATATGTCTTTGTCTAAATATACCCTGCCATATTTGGCTATGGGTTCTGGAGCTGAGTATGCTTATGGAGTTTTGTATGCAACAGATAAGCAAAAGAATGCAAGAAATAGGGTTATGTCTGCGGTAAGTGCAGCAATAAAATTTAGTCCATCTTGCATGGGCCCAGTTGACATAGTAAGTCTTTAGAGATATACTTTATATATGAGCGATGAATTTGATGAAATTTTAAAAGACATTCAAAGAAAAGAATCAGACTTCAATGAGTTTGATATTTGGCTTGAAAATGGAATTGACAGAGGGTGGATAACAGAGCCATTCTGCAATACTCATGATGGAGATCCATACATGACAGAAGAAGAAATGCAAGAATGGGAAGATGGCGGGGATCCTTGCCAAGTAGTGTTCAAAATAAAAGAATCATAGTAAAAGCTTTTGGTCTGTAGCTCAGCTGGCAGAGCGGGGAGCTGTTAACTCCTAGGTCGCAAGTTCAAGTCTTGCCAGACCAGCAAAGCGGAAGTAACTCAATTGGTAGAGTACTACCTTGCCAAGGTAGATGTTGCGAGTTCAAATCTCGTCTTTCGCTCCAAAGTTTGGTATAATAGTATTGTACTGCCTACGGGGGTACATTAACTTATTCGCTTGAAAGGGGAATAAAATGGTAACACAATTTGCAATGGATCTTTTTAATGATCCTTTTTTTATTGGCTTTAATCGTGAGCTAGTTCGCTTAAATACAGCACACAAAACAAATACAACGTCATACCCTCCATATGATCTTCTTAAGCTAGATGAAGATACATATCGTTTATCAATTGCAATTGCAGGATTTACAAAAGATAACATTGATGTTTCAGTAGATAATGGAACTCTTATTATCAAGGGTGAAATTGTAGATGTAACAGATGCAGAAATTGTACACAAAGGAATAGCTGGTCGTAAGTTTGTAAGATCATTTGCACTTGGTGAATACATGGAAGTAACTGGAGCTGAACTTAAGGATGGTATGCTACACATTAATGTAGATCGTATAGTTCCTGAAGAAAAGAAGCCTAAGTCTATTAAAATCAAGTAGTATAATATAAAAGTCGGGGAAGACAGCGACTTTAAAGACTGTTATGCCTCACGTAGGACCTTGGGATGGATTAGTTACCTATTCTATATACGACCTGGGCCATAGTGCTTGAATCGCCTACGTGGGGCTCTTACAATTTGTGGTGTATAATTATAAAACCATGTCAGAGAAAGAATTGGCAGTTTATAATAAACAGCAATTCAAAATGCGTCTTAGACTAATCAAAGAGGCAAGTGGGTGTGTTGACTGTGGAGAATGCAACCATATAGTTTTAGATTTTGATCATATCAGAGATAAAAAATATAATATATCAAGAATGATTCATGATGGATTTTCTTGGGCAGCAATAAAAAAAGAAATAGCAAAGTGTGAAGTAGTCTGTGCTAACTGTCATAGAATAAGAACACATAATCGTTTGACAGATAAAGCTTCATAGTGATATAATAGAATGTCATACCTAATAGGAGGAAAAAATGTCAGCAAAGGGTAGCTTAGAGGCAATAATTGAAGTTGCAAAGAAAGAGATTGGAACCATTGAAGGTCCAAAAGATAATGAAACAAAGTATGGAAAGTGGTCTGGTGCAAACTTTTTGGCTTGGTGTCAATCATTTGTTTCTTGGTGTGCTTTTACATCAGGACTAGATCCAAAGAAGTATCCAAAGACTGCTTCAACAGTAGCAGCATCAGATTGGTTTAAGAAAAATAATCGTTGGGCAGATGCTCGTAATGATGACCCAACTCCAGGAGACTGGATCTTCTTTGATTTTCCAGATGACGGTGTAAATCGTATTTCACATGTTGGTCTTTGCATTAAGAATAATGGCGATGGAACAATCCAAGTTATTGAAGGAAACACTTCAGGAACCTCAAAGGGAGATCAGCGCAATGGTGGAATGTGCGTAGAGAAAACTCGTGCTTATGTAAAGAATAAAAAGGGCATTCTTAATGCTGTTGTGGGTTGGGGCCGTCCAGTTTATGCTGGAGAAGAAAATGTCCCATTGCTTTCAAAAGGTGGAGTAGTAACACAACCGTCTGCGCCAGCAGGTGCCTTAGCGCCTGCAGCAGTAAAGAAAGAGTTTAAGCCTTTTAAGGTTGGATCAAAGGGAGATGCAGTCAAGAAGGTTCAGGAACTTCTTAGTCTAAACGCAGATGGTGATTTCGGTCCAGGCACTGAGAAGGCAGTTAAAGCATTTCAAAAGAAGTCTTCATTGCCAGTAACAGGTATCGTAGATCAAGCAACCCTTAAAGCATTGAGAGGAAAGTAATATGGAGTCAACAAAAAGAACACTTCTTAAGACATTAAGCTGGGAAACATTTCACCTAGTTGGTGTTGCTGGCGTAATCTATTTGTTTACTGGAGAATGGGAGTATGCCAGCCTTGGTGCATTAATTTATATTGGCTGGGAAGCTATTGGATACTTTCTTCATGAAAGAGTATGGGCTAAATTTGGAAAGAAAATTCAGTAATAATGGCCTCATATGAATATGATTGTATGCCCTGTGGTGTCAGATTTGTTAAAGAGAGATCTATTAATGATTCTGACCCAGGGTACACATGTGAAACTTGCAATAACAACTTAGTGCGTGTATACTCTAATGTAGGAGCAGTTTTCAATGGTAGTGGATTTTATTCCACTGATAACAGAAAGAGGTAGTTTACATGACCACAACTATTGCTGAAGATACTGAAAAGAAAGAATGGACATTGAGTCCAGTAGATCGTTGTGATTCTTGTGCAGCAGAGGCTTTAGTTAAAGTGTCTGGTATAAGCGGAGATCTAATGTTTTGTGGCCATCACTATAATAAGATTATGGACAATCCAGAAGGTTATGCAAAAATGATGTCTTTTATGATTAGCATAGTTGACGAACGTGATAAGTTAATTGAAAATAAAGCAAAGGGGAAAGATTACTAATGGGAAAGCATAACGATAAAATTAAAAAAGCTTTAGAACAAAGAATTGCTGCAACACCAGCAGGAGCAGGGTATAAAAAGCCAGGGTCTATGAATAAGAAAAAGACTGGCTACAGAGGACAAAGAGCAAAGGGATCAAAGTAAATGTACGAGTACTATGTTCGTAAAGTAGAAAATGTAGTTGATGGAGATACCATTGATGTTCTTATTGATTTAGGGTTTGACATTTTGTTTCAGTCCCGCGTAAGATTGGCTGGTATTGATACACCTGAGTCTCGCACAAAGGATCTTAAAGAGAAGGCTCTTGGCCTTGAGTCTAAGGAGTACCTAAAGAAGCATCTAAAAGATGCTAAGTCTGTTGTAATCAAGACTGAGAAGATGGATTCATCTGAAAAGTATGGTCGCATACTTGGTTGGCTATATGTTAACGGCGATACAGAATCTGTTAATGATAAGATGATTAATGATGGATATGCTTGGGGATATATGGGAGATACCAAAGTAAAAGATTTTGATGCACTTGCTAAGGCTAGAAAAAAGTCTGGTAAATGATTATTGCTTATTACTTTACTGCAGACTGGTGTGCCCCTTGTAAAAAGGTAAAGCCAATTGTAGAGGACATTAATAAGGATAGTATTGTTAAGTTTAAGATTATAGATGTAGATTCTGAAATGGAACTTGTTAAAGCTTTTGAAATAAAATCAGTTCCTACATTTATTATCATTAAAGATAGTGAAATAGTTAGTAGAGCAACTGGATCTCAAACAAGAGATAGCCTTTTGGAGATGTTAAATGTTTAGTGATGAAGAAATAAGCAAGGTTGTAGATAACCTTATACTTGAAGGTGGCATTGAATATGCTGGTGTTGATCCAGAAAGTGGAGAAATGCTATACTCAATTACACCAAAAATAAAAGACCTTATGCCAGACCTTTATGAGGAACATCTAAACTTCATCAATGCTGACCTAATGTCTCTCTGGCAAAAGGGTTTTGTAGATATAGACTTCTTCAGTGATGATCCACTAATAAATATAAATGATAAATATTATAATGAAGATGAGGTAGCAAAGCTGTCCAAAGAAGAAAGATGGTCTTTGCGAGAGCTTAAGAGGGTCATAGATTCACAAGAACTCTGATATAATCAGGGTATAACTGGGAGGTTAATTATGCCATATCATATTGGGGCAAAAGGCAGTAATGGGTGCTCTGGGTATCCAGTCGTAAGTGATAAGGGGCAGGTTGCAGGTTGTCATGAGACAGAATCAGAAGCAACAGCACAATTGGGTGCTTTGTATGCTAATGTTGCAGATGCAACAAAAAGTGAAAACTCAATGATACAGACATCAAGTAAACCAGAAAATCCATCAGATTTTATTAATCCTGAAGCTGGTATGAAAAAGCCTGCAACAATGCCAAGAAGAAGAAGAAAAAAGAAGACTGAAAACAAAGCAGTTGATCCATCAATGATGACACAGGAAGTTATAAAAGAAGGTGATTTTGTAATGGGCATGACATCAGAAGGAATGGTTCATGGCATGGTAGAGCACATTATGATTGAGGGTGGCGTATACGGAGTTCCTGGAACAGAGTATGCAATTCAATCTATGCCTCCAGAAAACCCAGCTATGGCTGTTAGAATTTATGAAGAAGAAGATGGCAAGTGGGAACCAACAGCATATAGCATTGGAATGATGTACAAGGATGCTGAAATTATTGATATAAACAATCATAGCATGGAAGATGATGAAGAAGACTATGATTCTGAAGTTGCTATGGCAATGTATGATTCATCAATTGGTAAATCAGAAGATTATTATTCAGATGACGAAGAGATGGATAAGTGGGACAATATTACAAAAGCATGTTGGGTTGGATATACTCAACAAGGTATGAAAGAAAAAGATGGTCGCATGGTTCCTAACTGTGTTCCTGTTAAAAAGTCAAATGAAATGGAAGATGAAATGGAAAAAGCTAAGAAGCCTAACTATGGAGAAATGATCAAGCCAAGAAGTGGTGGATCAAAACCAACAAATCCTAGACTTTATGCAACAGTTGTCCAAGCAGCAAAGGATAGGTTTGACGTTTATCCTTCTGCCGTTGCAAATGCTTGGGTTGTGCAAGAATACAAGCGTCGTGGTGGAACCTATAGTTCTGAAAAGTCAATTAGTTTAGATCTTTGGAGTGGGCAGTTTGATCCAAGAAAGTTTAATAAATAATGGCTGATACATACAAGCCAAATGATGGCATGAAAGCTGCAGCACGTCGTGCTTTGAAGTGGAAAGAAGATGGAAAGGCTACTGGAGCTGGAACACCTGTAGGTTGGGGTCGTGCAACAGACATAGTTAATGGGTCTTCAATGTCTCTTGATACTGTTAAGAGAATGTATTCATTTTTCTCTCGTCATGAAGTTGATAAAAAGGGAAAAGGCTTTTACGATGGTCCAGAATTTCCTTCTAATGGGAGAATAATGTGGGATGCCTGGGGTGGAGATGCAGGATTTTCATGGAGCCGTGCCATTGTTGAAAGAGAAAAAAAGTTTTGGCAGGGCAGCCCATTTAATTTTAGGGGATAAAAATGATACTAGCCTTATTTATTGGCTTGACATTGATTGCCTTATGCTCTATACTTTTAATAGTAGTAAAAAGGCGTAAAAAGTATTTTGCTAAACTTGTTTATACTCAAAGTAGTATTCATCAAATAGTAAAAAACTTTTTACCAAAAGATCTTTTTGAGGTACCAAAAATGCTTTCTCAATCAAGAAAGCATGTTCGTGACAATTCTGTTAAGGTACTAATAATAGAAGATAGCGCATACTGGGTACATAAAAATATGTTTTATGTAGCAGACGCAGTAGACGGGGAAGTGGACTCAGAAACTGTTAGGCCAGTTGATACAAACAATATGTCAAAGCGGGATATTGATAAGATGCTATTCATACTGGATAGCTTAAAGAATGGAAATTCTGATGATAGTAGCAGTACATGGAACGACAGACTTTAATGACTATCAAGTCTTTCTTCGTGCCATGAGCGTTGCTCTTTCTGGAATGCAAGATGGAGACAAAGAGTTTACAGTTTATTCTGCTGGACCAGCTTCAATAAATTCATTTGTTTCAGAGTTTTGTAATCTATCAGAAAGAGGAATGAAGTCTCGTGGAAGAAAGATTAGGTTCTATAAAGTGCCTGCTTCCTGGATTGAAGAAAATATATCTAGTGTAAATTACCTTGCTTTTTTAGGTAAGCCAAAGCAGGCTGTATCAAGACTTGTTACAACTGCAGAAAAAAATAACATTGAAGTCGGAATTTTTAGATACTAAGGGGTAAAAATGATTGTAAAAGATTTAAAAACAATGGAACAGATTGTGGCAAAAAACTACAACTTACATTGGGATGGCTGGACAGTTGTAGAAACTAAGCAGTCTGATGTTGCCAAAACTGCTGTTAATGGAATTCGTCGTAATGGTAAATGGTTTTTGGCAAAGACATTTGTACCTGATCGTAATGGCTGGGATATTCCAAATAGATATAAGGAATAAAAATGAAGCAACACTTATGGAAAGATGAAGGTGCTTGCTTTGGCTCAGATACAAATTTATTTTTTGATAAATATGAGGATGATGAGCTTATTAGACCAATCATAGATAATCTGTGCCAGTCGTGCCCAGTTCAAAAGATATGTTTTGCCAACGGGGTATCTAGTAAAGAGTGGGGTGTCTGGGGTGGTATATACTTAGAGAATGGTGAAATATCACGGGAGTTCAGCAGACATAGAACAAAAGAAAAATGGGGTGAGATGTGGAAATCTCTAACAATGGAGAAGATGTGACAAGCTTTGAATCAATGTGTACCATCCTTGGTGAACTTTGGATGGATTATAAGTCTGATAAATACTTTAAAGATTTTATTGAGTACAATGATATTGGTCTGCCAATTGCTTTTTTAGTTGACAATGAATTGGTTGAACCAACAGTATTAGCAAAGCAGTATGTTTATGAAACATGGGATATTTTTCTTGCAGCATTAGAAATAAAAGAAGACTTGGGCTGGGAATCTTTAGAAGATTTGTTTCATTATGTAGATAAGAAAGACAATGGATAATGTATACAGATTCAATGCGTAGAGCTTTTCATGCTATACAAGCACCTAAAGGCTTTTCTGTACAGCTTATTGACAATGAGCACTTTCTTACTATAAAATTAGATGAAAGACATTTTATACATCTAACACATGATGAAAAAATAGCAGCATTGCAATATGTTGTTCAACTGAAACATGGACTAGAGATGGAAGGCGCAATAGTGCTAGTTACAAGAGAGGCATTGGTATAAAATATATGATGGAGATTATAATCATACTTGGATTTTTGCTTTTTATTTCATTAAGCATGTTGTCAGTATTATCAATTAAAGTAAAAGCATTGAAAAATAATGTAAAGAAACTTTCTTCAGCATATTCAAGGATTGAAAATTTAATGTCTTCTAAAACTAAACTAGATAATGACGCTCATCAAGAAAGCTTTATCAAGTTTCTTTCTGATTCTCGTGATTCAGCATTTGAATATATTGAAGAAGTGCAAAATGGATTAAGTAAGTTTGTTGGAGATGTTGATGCAGATATATCTTATTTTAAAGAATATGGAGATCTAATGGCAATGGAGCCAAACTATAATTCTTTAAAAAATATATCAAAATCTTATGATGATCTTATAAAGCTATTGCCAAGGAAAGATATATAATATTATGGAATTTTATTTTTTTACTTCAGATTTTAATTTAATTAAAGAACTGGAGACAATAGGGTTTGAAGGTGTTTTGTTTACTTATAATGCCAAAAGTCATGATTACTTTATAAGAATAGCCAGAAATATTTCATCAGAAACAAAAATTAAACATATGGTAGCAATTAGACCATACGTTATTTCACCACAATATTTATCCATGATTAGCAAATCAATAGGTGAAATAAAAAAAGATATATTACAAATCAATCTTATATCTGGACACATTAAAGATGAAGAAAAACATATTGGTGGTATAGTGGGTTCAGTAAATGATTCATCTAGTTCAATAGAAAGATCAAAGTATTTAATTGAATATATTGGATCATTAGAAAACCTAGGAACAGATAAGCCAGACTATTATATATCAGCGACTAATGAGTTTACAATTGCTACTGCTAAAAAATATAATAGTAAAACAATAATTGCATATTCACAATATAAAAATAATTTATATGATTTTGATAGAACAAAATCAATGATATCAATAACTCCAATACTGAGAAAAACTCAGGAGGAAATAGATGCTTTGCCAGAAAACACTATCCAGCATAGGATAGATATGGAAAATTTTACATATGAACAATTTAATGATATTGTTGATAATATAAAAAATGACAATATTAATAAAATAATAATGTCTGCATGGAATATGGATGAAACAAGGCATATAATTAATTTTGTTAAACAATACAAACTAGAAGAAAGTATTAAGGAAAAAATACAATGAAAGATATTATTTTATCAACACTAACAGGTTTTGGATGCGGTGTCGTGTTCGCAGCATTCAAATTGCCAGTACCAGCACCACCAGTTTTTGCGGGAGTCGCAGGAATTATTGGGCTATGGATTGGCTTCACAGTACTAACACGAATTATATCCTAGGAGGAATAAAATGAATACAGAACAACTAAAAGGAATGCTAGCATCATATGGTCGCTCAGTACTTGCATCAGGTCTAGCGCTATACATGGCGGGAGTTACAGATCCAAAGGATCTATGGACAGCACTAGTAGCTGCAATCGCTCCAGTGGCAATTAGAGCAATTAATCCTAACGACAAGGCATTTGGTGTATTGCCAGATGCTAAGGCCGTAGATCAGGCTCTGAAGGCTGCTAAGGCACCTGTTAAGAAGGCTGCTACAAAGAAGGCTGCTGTTAAGAAGACTGCTGCAAAGTAGTTATATTATGGAGGCCAGCCTAGCAATAGGCTGGTCTTCTTTTTATGCTATTATGGATTAACATGTCAAATACAGCGCTAATAATGTGTACTTATATTAGGTTTGAAAACCTTAAAGTTACTTTGGCTTGCATAAATAATCAAACAGATAAAGATTTTGATTTTTATATTGTTGATAATTCAAACCAAAATGAAAAACTTTTAAAATATTTAGATAAGTATAAGGGTGATTTAAATATTTCTGTTCATGACTACAAAAATGATTTTAAACAATTTGCTAGATTTTTATTGGCAAGAGATCTTGCTGAAGAGGGATATGAAAAAATAATATTTATTGATGATGATGAAATAATTCCAAATACTTTTATAGAGGAATGTCATAGACAGTATGAGCCCAATGTTGTAAAATCTTTTTGGGCACACAGGGTTAATTCAAGATACAAAAGAAAGATTAAGGTTGTTGGTAATGAATTAGGCAATTATGCTGGAACAGGTGGCCTTATCTGTGAGTCTAAGCTATTCTTAAATGAAGACTTTTTTGATTGCCCTGAAGAATATTGGATCATTGACGATCTATGGCTATCCTATTATATATTGAAGTTTACAGACTACAAAATTAAAGAACTTAGAACATACATTAACTTTAAACACGATCACAAGGCAACATTTTTAACTCTTGGAGATTTAAAACAAAAATTCTCAGAAGAGTTTATTCTTCCAGAATCCGAAGGTATTGATTCTTTAGAATAGATGGATCAAAGTTTTCAAACCCAATAGTTGCAGCTTTTTCTTTTTCTGCTTTTTTATCACTGTTAACATAGCTATCAATTCTTCTAGCAAGCTCTTTGGGATCAGCCTCATAGACATCTAGTTTAACTCTTGTCATAAGTGTGTTTATTTTTCTTGAAGGAATTAGCCAATCGTTTGGAAGAATTTCATTATTTGGTGATATGTCAGTCATAAAGACTGGTAGCCCACTCATAAGCGCCTCATTCATTGGCAAGCATAGTCCAGCATATCTTCTTGGAAGAACCATAGCATCAAAGCCATCATACATTGAAGACCTGTTATCAATATTGCTTATGTCAATAGTGAGTCTAGGGTCTTTGCAATTAACTTTAAGTTCCGTTTGACTTCTAACAACTAACTCATAGTCAGCTGTTGAGTACTCAAGCATATCAATAACAGTTTGAGTACCGTTTCTATCCTGAGAAGCTGCCTTGCCACCAATATGAAGAATTCTTTTATGATCTTTTCCAAGATTATTATTTCTTACAGAAGCAAACTCAGATGAGTCAATCGGCGGCGGTAAATGAATAACATTGGTATCATTACTAAACTTACTAATAACCTCATCTATCTTCCAATAACTAGGTGCAATCATATAGGTTGGCAAAGGCATATCTGGTTTATTTAAATGATCAAGAAACTCATAGTTATATTGCATTAAGGTTTTAACATTGCGTCTCTGTGAAAGGTGAATAAAATGTGGATGATAAAAGGTTTCGCATGTAAGTACAGAATTTAGTCCATCCATAAACCTAGCAACCTCTTGCTTAGTTGGAAAACCATCTGTCATGATTACGTTATAGCCATCATACCACTCAGGATATTGTTTATTATTATTAAATTTTGCAGAATTAATTAAAAGAATCC